TGAATCGGAATGGGACGAACTTAATAACTATATTAAACACGATCGTGATCAAGACTTTACATATGCCGCCATGGAACAATGGCGTGGCAAGTACCTTGTACAAAACCGTGTAACAGATGTAAAACTAGAAACTCCACAAATGGCATATATGCTAATTGCGGCTACACTATTTGCTTCATACGACAAAGACACAAGATTAAAATGGGTTAAGGATTATTACGATGCTATTAGTAACTTCGATATTAGTTTACCTACTCCTGTTATGGCGGGCGTCCGTACTCCACAGAGACAATTTAGTTCATGCGTTCTTATTGAAACTGGCGATAGCCTTGATAGCATTAACGCAACTACTAGTAGTATTGTCAAGTACGTATCACAAAAAGCAGGTATTGGTGTTGGAGCAGGAAGTATTCGTGCTCTCGGCTCCCCCATACGTAAAGGTGACGCATATCATACCGGGGTCGTTCCTTTCTACAAAATGTTCCAGGCTGCTACCAGATCATGTAGCCAAGGCGGCGTGCGAAACGGAGCAGCAACATTATATTACCCGATTTGGCATCTCGAAGCAGAAGATTTACTAGTTCTTAAAAACAACAAAGGTGTAGAAGACAATCGTGTACGTCATATGGATTATGGTGTGCAGTTTAACAAATTAATGTATGAGCGTCTAATTCAAGGCGGAGATATCACACTGTTTTCACCTAGTGATGTTCCAGGCCTATATGATGCGTTTTTTGCAGATCAAGACGAGTTTAAACGTCTGTATGAAACAGCAGAGCGCAATACTAGACTACGTAAAAAGACTATGAAAGCTATTGACTTGTTTAGCAAGTTTATGGGAGAGCGTAAAGACACTGGTCGTATCTACTTGCAAAATGTTGATCACAGTAATGAACATGGTAGTTTTAAACCACAACATGCACCTATTAAACAAAGTAACTTGTGTTGTGAGATTAATTTGCCAACGAAACCATTGAATGACTTTAATGATCCAGATGGTGAGATTGCACTATGTACACTAAGTGCTGTTAATTGGGGCAATGTACGTAAACCAACTGACTTTATCCGTATTGGTAAACTAGCGGTACGTGGACTTGATGCACTACTCAGTTATCAGAACTATCCAGTAATTGCCGCTGAAATGGCAACCATGGGCAGACGTCCACTGGGTGTAGGTATTATCAACCTTGCATATTGGATGGCACGTAACAATATGACATACAGTAACCCTAATCTAGCACTAATTGATGAATATGCAGAAGCATGGAGTTATAGTTTAATTAAAGCAAGTGCTGACTTAGCACAAGATCAAGGTGCATGTTTGTGGAACGACCAAACAAAATACAGTGATGGTATCCTACCTATTGACACATACAAGAAAGATGTAGATGAACTAGTAGCACATCAAGAACGTATGCCATGGGCAGAGCTAAGAACACAGTTAGCATCAACAGGTATACGTAACAGTACACTAATGGCTCTTATGCCTGCTGAAACATCAGCACAGATTTCAAATGCTACAAACGGTATTGAACCACCACGTAGTTTAGTAAGTGTTAAGCAAAGTAAACATGGTGTACTAAAACAAGTTGTGCCTGGTATCCATCATCTTAAAAACAAGTATGAACTGTTGTGGGATCAAGAATCTCCAGAGGGATACTTACAAATTATGGCAGTGCTACAAAAATATATCGATCAAGGAATTAGTGTTAATACAAGTTATAATCCACAGCACTTTCCAGATGAAAAGATTCCAATGAGTAGCATGTTACAGCACTTAATGATGTTCTATAAGTATGGCGGTAAGCAGTTGTATTACTTCAACACTTATGACGGTGCTGGTGAAATAGATATTGACAAACTAGAACAATCAAGTATAGTGGATAAAAGTCAGGACGACTTTGAAACACAAGAAGAATATGACGACTACTGCGAAAGCTGTGTAATTTAAAGAGAGAGATAATATGAGTGTTTTTAATATAAAAAATAGAAGTGACCATACAAAAAACTTGGCATTCCTTGACCCGTCAGGTGGTGTAACTATTCAACGATATGATACAATGAAGTATCCTAGCTTTGATAAGTTTACTGACAAGCAATTAGGATTCTTTTGGCGTCCTGAAGAAGTTGATACTTATCGTGATGGTAAAGACTTTAAACAGTTGACTGATCACGAACAACACATCTTTACAAGTAATCTTAAAAGACAAATCTTGTTGGACAGTGTACAGGGTCGTGCACCTGCTGAAAGTTTTGGCAGTATTGTAAGTTTGCCAGAACTAGAAAACTGGATTATTACTTGGACATTTAGTGAAACAATTCACAGCCGCAGTTACACACATATTATTCGTAATGTGTATAATGATCCCAGCATTATTTTTGACGAGCTAATGGACATTCCAGAGATTATAGATTGTGCTGGAGATATTTCCAAGTACTATGATGACTTGATTGAAAACGCTAGTTATTACAATCTATTGGGCGAAGGTACACATACAGTAAACGGCAAGAAAGTTGTAGTTGATATGTATGAACTTAAAAAGAAACTATGGCTTGCACTAATGAGTGTAAACATTTTGGAAGGTGTTCGCTTCTATGTATCATTTGCATGTAGTTGGGCATTTGCTGAACTTAAAAAGATGGAAGGCAATGCTAAGATTATTAAGTTTATTGCTCGTGATGAAAACCTACATTTAGGATCAACACAGCTATTACTTAAAACACTGAAAAAAGATGATCCAGCATTTGAACGAATTGCTCGTGAAACAGAAGCCGAATGTATTCAAATGTTTGTTGATGCGGTAGATCAAGAAAAAGCATGGGCTGAGTATTTGTTTAAAGATGGTAGTATGCTTGGCTTAAACAAAGAACTACTAAGTCAGTATATTGAGCACATTGCAATGAAACGCATGAACAATGCAGGGCTACCAAAAATTTATAACCAAACAAGTAACCCATTACCATGGACACAAAAATGGATTGCAGGAGGCGATGTACAAGTTGCACCGCAGGAAACAGAGATTACCAGTTACATTAATGGTGGTACAAAACAAGATGTAAACGAAGATACGTTTAAAGGATTTAGTTTATAATGATCACAGTATATAGTAAAAATTTATGCGGCTATTGCGATATGGCCAAGGATTACCTCAAAAAGAACGGATTTGAGTTTGAGGAAATTAATGTAGAATCGAATCCAGATGCACGTGAGTTTCTAATTACAGAAGGTCATAGAACAATGCCACAGATTTATCATGATGGCAAATTATTAGTAGAAGGCGGAGGTATGGCGTTAGTAAGATTACAACCCCAAACTGTACGTGAACTCATAGGAGAAGTAGACTTAAATGTTAGTAATTTCAAACTTTAAAAAAGGTGACATTATGACTATTAAATGTAGTACTGGCGAAGAAGTCGTTACTAGATTTGATTCAGATAATGATAACGAACTAAAAGTAGTTAAACCAACAGTACTTACGATTAATCCAAATGATGGCAAAGCAATGCTCATTCCTTGGCTTATGAGTATTGATACAAAAACAAATGAACCAGTTATTGTTTCTAAAACACAAGTACTGGCTATTACAAAAACTGAGAAGAGCTTGGCTGACGGATATATACAAAGCACTACTGGTATCCAATTGGCACTTTAGTTGCAATAAATACGTGTATGAACTTTGTACACAGAAATAATGACAAGAGACTATGTGGAGCATCAACTAGAGCCACAGTCAATAATGTTAGAGTAAACAATCAATTTATTAGTACAGAGGGCGACCCCAACACACATGGAGGGGGCGCTCTTCAAGCCACTGCAACTAGTGGTAGAACTCGTGCTGGCGGCAAACCTATTATCATTTTAAATGATCCTGCATCACGTGATAGTTATTGCGGACGACCAGGTTATGGTCCTGAACACTGTGGACCATCAGCAACAAGTGCAAGCGGCGATGTAAGAGCCGGAGGGTAACATGGTAGACTTTACTGATTTTAAAAATGGATTACAAGATGCTAATGAGTATCTAGATACTAAACACCATCTTAGTGGCACATCAGCACTGGGCAATAGTAATCTACGAGCAGTAGCACAAGCAGAATATAGTTTTACACTACGTGAATTACTATGTGGTGTGCTAGGCGGCAATGGAATAAAACTTCCAAACATTCAAATATGTATGAGTGCAAATATCAATGCACTACTTGGCATCCCAAATTTACAAGCTGAACTTTTCGATGCACTAACACAACTAGATGGTGCAATGAACGACTTTATGGATCACACCAAGTTAGACAGTGTACTTGGACGTCTTAATGGTGTATTAGCAGAAGCACAAAACGTTGCTAACATGATTAATTTTTGTAGTGCACCTGTTGATCCTATTGCTATTCCAAATATGTTGGAACGAGCAATGGGTAGTTTTCTTGGTGCTGGTAAAAACTTAATTGACCAAGTTGGCAGTATTGTGCCTGGTCAAGTGTGTGCTTGTATAGGCACAGGTGGATTTAATGGTAATGTATTTAATGGCGGCATCTTAGGCAACATTGCTAATAACATTGATAACATCAACGCAGGATCGCTTGGTCAGAGCGTCTTAGACAGTATCAGACAAGATATTCAAGGTGTTAGTGAAGGCATATCAAATTTAATTAATTTTGAGAATAACATTAATGGATCATATAGTTTAGGCGGAAGCCAGTTTGCTACACCTGATCCAAGTTGTAATAGTGGCGTTGGTGTTATGCATAACCCGCAAAACGGCAGTATTGCTGCTAATGCAAGATTAGCATCAAGTATGAAAGGTTTATATGATAAACTTGCTGGATATCCAGTTACATATAGACCAGGAACTTCTCTTGGTGGATCAACCGGCAGTGTACCAATTAGTGCAAGTAACCTCGATGCAGATAGTTCACAACCAATTGAATATGAAAATATATTTAAACTACTGTTTGACGATGACTTCTTAACGTTATTAGATCAAGCAGATGACCCACAAAGTAATGTAGATAATCAGATACCAGTATACGATTATTGTGGTACAATTATTGGTTATACCACAAATGTAGTACAACGAGAAGCACAACAAAGTGCAGGCAGTGATCCAACAATACCCAATAGCCCAGGCTACTTGGCAGGTGGATTAAACACTAGTGACGGTAACAATGCAACTAATTCAGAAACAGTAGCACAAGGTAGTATTACTGTTAACCAAGGAAGTGGTGCAAATGTCTATTTGGTCAATAGTGAACAAGCACAGTTAGCATTACAGACAAATACAAATGACTTGGTTGTAAGAACAGATATCTTAACTATATTTACACGTTTAGATACCAGTGTATACAATCTTGGTACTATGCTAGATTACCAACAGAGTAGTGTAACATTTACTGCATTTGGTAAAAATGTAAACGAATTAACTGGTGCTGGATTTGTAGCAAAAGACGGTACTGTGGCAGTTGCAAGAAGTATACAAGG